CTAAAAAGGCGGGCAAGTAGTATATGTCCTCCGGTGTAAACCAGCCAGAGGATAGAACGCGCGAAGCCGCAGATGTTGCTGTGCCTGTCACAAAGCAGCCCGGCGGCGTGGCGAGTCATTCTGCGCCATCTATGCCAATGCATGAAGGTCAGTCTGATATGGATGTTGACCTGTCACAGTTTGAAGACATGGACGCCGAGGGTCAATCTGAGCCTGATTGGCACTATCAAGAGGTATTTCAGCACGGCGGCGATATTAGTGACGTGTTGACGGACTCACAGATTGCAGCGCTGGCGCAAACGGTGTTGCGGGAGTATCAGGTTGACGAGGACAGCCGTACGGAGGCGGTGAACGAGTATGACAAGGCCATGGCGCGGGCGCGGGCTGAGAGCAAGCCTAAGAACCATCCGTTCCAGAATGCTGCCAATACGAAATACCCGCTATTGTCTGTTGCCTCGCTTCAGTTTGCGGCGCGGGCTTATCCTGCCATCGTTAAGGGCTCTGACGTTGTTAAGGCGCGGGTTAACGGCAAGGATGACGAGCAGGGAACGAAAGCAGCGCGCGCAGAGCGTATTAGCGAGCATATGTCATTCCAGCTTACCGAGGAGCAGACGGAGTGGGAGAGCCAGATTGACACGCTCTTGCACCATTTGCCGCTCGCAGGCACGGCGTTTCGCTGCGTTTACTACAGTGAGGAATTGGGCCGCAACACAAGTGAGCTTGTGAATATGCGGGACTTTGTGATTAACAATGATGCGGAGAGCATGGCTGATGCGCCACGCTTCACACGTATTCGCCGTTATTACCCTTTCGATATTAAGAAGAAAATGCGTTCCGGCTTTTACCGTAAGGATGACGCGATTCTTGATGACACAGACGATGACAGCCAGAAGCTACAGGTTATCTATGAGCAGCATCGCTTGGAGGACTTAGACGGTGACGGGGTTGATGAGCCTTATGTTGTTACCGTTCATAAAAATTCGGGGAAGGTTTTGCGCGTTGTGCCGAGCGCTGACGTGGACAAGATTGTCTTTGATGAGGACGATGACGGTGTATTCCTTCGGGACGCCGCTCACGAGCCTCTATACGTGCGTTATGTGTTTATGCCTGACCCTGAGGGCAAGATGTACGGCATGGGCTTCGGTAAGCTCTTGGAGAGCGTTGGCGAGTCTATTGATACGGTCTTGAACCAGATACTTGATGCAGCCCATTTGCAGAACGCGGGCGGCGGCTATCTTGGTGGCAATGTTGACTTTGGCAAGCGCCGCGAGGTTCGCACTAAGCCCGGCGAGTGGCGAGTGCTTAAGTCGAACGGTATGGATATACGTCAAGCGATTGTGCCTCACCAATGGCAGGGGCCGTCTTCGGTTTTGTTTCAGGTGCTTGGCTTGCTTGTCGATATGGGCAAGGAAATCGGCTCGATTAAAGACGTGCTTTCCGGTGAGTCGAGCGGCGCGAATATGCCCGTCGGCACAACGATGGCGCTTATTGAGCAGGGATTGCAGCAGTTCACGGCGATTTATAAGCGTATCTATCGCTCATTGCGTGAGGAGTACCGCCTGCTTTATCGTCTTAACTCCCTTCACTTGCAGGATGAGCAATATTTTAACGTGATGGACAGTGAAAAGGCTGTGGCTCGCGCTGATTATGCGCAAGGTGATTACGATGTGTCACCTATCTCTGACCCGTCAGCGGTCACGACCATGCAGCGCATGTCCAAGGTCGAATTTGCCTTGCAACTCAAAGGGCAGCCACATATCAATGATGAGGCTGTTGACCGCCGCGCTATGATGGCGGCCAATATCGAGGATATAGACGAACTTATCAATAAGCCTGATGAGGCCGCGCAGCAGCAGCAAATGCAGCTTGCACAGATTGAAATGGCGCGATTAGAGGCCGAGGTGAAGGATTTGCAAGCCAAGGCCGCGCTGGCTCAAAGCAAGGCTGTTGAGGCCATGGCGAGCGCAGAGGCCAAAGACGACGATATTGAGATTAAAGAGGGCCGATTGGTTCTTGATTCCATGATAGCCGGCAAGGACGTTGCGGGCTTTGAGAGTGAGGGCGGCGACGATTTCGCGCCCCGCCCTGACGACCAACAAGAATTTTTGCCCGGTTAGCGGGTGAATCCAAGCGACCCAAAGAGGGTCAAGAATCCAGTGAGTAAATATGAGTAATGAACCTTCTAAAGAGGCTTTTGACGAATGGCGTCAGGGGCCGGTCGGGGAGTGGTTTTTTGGAGAGCTTGAGAGTGTTGAGCTTCCTAATATCCGCGACCAATGGACGTCTGAGAGCTTTGACGGCGGAAACAACAATCAGCGCCGACTTGACTATCTGCGCGGTATGTATACCACAGTCTGGCAGGTTATTGGCCTTTCATATGATGATATGACGGAGGTTGATGATGAGTAAGTTTAAGCCCGGATTCCGCCCGATTGATTACAAGGTCGTTATTTACCCCGACCAAGTGGACGAAAAAACCAAGGGCGGCATTTTACTGCCTGAGGCAACCCGCACAAAAGAGCAAGACGCGGAGATGTGGGCAACCTTTGTCAGCGCTTCGCCTGTTGCATTTAATTACGATGATTTCCCTGAGGATATGCGCCCCAAGCCCGGCGACCGCGTTTCTGTGTCCCGTTACGCAGGCCGCGTTGAGGTCGGCAAGGACGGCAAGGAATACCGCATCGTAAACGACAAAGACATAAGCTTAGTAGGAACATAAGACATGACTGACAAGACCGACAATATTGAGATTGAATACGAAGACGCACCGCTTGCCGATGACGCTGTTGATGATGAGGGCGCGCAGGATATTCAGGCCGAGGATGACAGACAGGACGATGAGCCTGCCGATGGTGCCGGTGACGACGAGGGCGGCGAAGGCCGTGATTGGGAAGCCGAAGCGGTGAAGCTTGGCTGGCATTCCAGCGGCCACAAATCCGCCGAGCAGTTTGTTAAGGACGGCGAAGAAATCGGCCTTGGCCTTAAGCGCAAGATGCAAGTCATGGAAGACGAGCACCGCCGCGAAATTGAATCCACTCGCGCCATGACAGAGCTTGCTTTAAAAAAGCAGCGTGAGGCACTTGAGCGGCAGTATAACGGCGAAATCCGCAACGCTGTAGAGACGGGCGATGTTGACGCCTATGACCGCCTTAGTGCGCAGCGTGATAAAGATTTGCAGGGGTTTGAGCTTGAGCCTGACGAGAGCGCAAGTCCTGCCGTAGACCCCGGCATTATGGCTTGGAAGGCCAGGCACAGCCAATGGTTTGAACAGGACAGAGCGAAGACGGCTTACGCAACAGCGGAGTTTCAGGCGCTGATTGATGCCAATCCGGGCGCTAACCAGGCTGACTTATTGCCGGCGCTCGATGCTAAAATATCGGCGGTGTTCCCTGACCTTTATGGGGTTGCGCCCCGCCGTCAGGCCCGTCAAATCACAGACCGGGGCGGCAGAGGCCGCGCATCCGGTGCGAATAAGAAGATGCTGCCCGCAGGGGCCAAAAAAATCGCCAAAAGTCTGATTGACCAAGGCATTTACAAGACCGAGCAAGAATACGCGAAAGATTACTTCGCTATGCAAGAAGGGACACTTTAATGACTGACGCAACACAAACCATGAGCTTTGACGCTCAGAAAACCGCCAAACCAAGCCCGCGCGCCCGTAAGACTGCTAAGCAGGAATCCGAGGGACGCCGCAGACGCCGCAGTGATGATATTACCATGACCGGCAAGCTTGGCATTGACGTAACGAAATTAGACCCGGCGTATGAATATCGCTGGCTCAACAACACACCGGAGCGCATCGCCGCCAAGACCAAGCAAGACGATTGGGACTTGGTAGATAACAGCGATGAGACTCACGCATCGACCGGCGAGGACAGCCATGTCCGCCGTCCGTCAGGTGAGGCCGGCATGGTTTTAGTGCGGAAGCCTAAAAAGTATTTTGAGGATGACAAAGCGGCAAAGATAGCAGCCGTTATGGAAACCGATAATCAAGTAAAGGGCGGCAGAGCCTCCAATGAGTTAGGCGCTGACGGGTATGTCCCGACCGGCGGTATTTCGGTCAAGTAATTCTGCTTGATTTAATTTTTTCTTGAAGAGGTTTTTGCAATGGCAAATTCAGACATTAAGCGCGGGCTTGTTCCTGTGCGCTTCGCTTCGGGACAGCCTTACAACGGCGCAAGCAATAAATACTATGTACCTGCGTCTAACGCGGCTGCATTGTTCGAGGGCGACCCGGTTATGTTAACCGGCGATGCAGACGCGAACGGTATTGCAGGCGTTGTAATTTCAGGCGGCTCCGCAGCTATCCTTGGGACTATCGTTGGCTTTGTTCCGACTCCCACACGTTCAAATCTTGGCTACATTCCGGCAAACACTGAGGGCTATGTCCTTGTTGCCGATGCTTCCGAGCTTGAGTGTGAAATCCAAACTTCGGCGGCCATCACGGCGGCTGACATTGGGCAAAACGCAGGCTTTGCAATGACGGCAGGTGACACGGTGTATCGCCGTTCAAATGTGCAGCTTGACCAAGGCTCTATCGCGGCGACAGCAACGCTTCCGCTCCAAATTTTGGGCGAGGTGCAGCGCATCGACAATGAACCGTTTACGGCGGCGTCTAAGCTTCGCGTCCGTATTAACAGCAACGCAAGCGCAGGAGTCTAATCATGGCCGGCACTATTACCCGTTCAGCGCATCCGTCACTCCTGTGGCCCGGTGTGAACAAAGTTTTTGGGAATGCTTATAATGAGCACCCGCTGCAATACACGCAGGTTTACGATATTAAGAAATCCGGCAAGCACTATGAGGAAGATGTTGAAAGCACCGGCCTTGGTCTTGCGCCTGTTAAACCCGCGGGCGAGGCTATCACGTATGACAGTCTGCAAGAGGGTTTCACGTCAAAATACGTCCACGTAACGTATGGCCTTGGCTATATCATAACCGAGGAGGCGATTGAAGATAACCAGTACGAGCCCAAGTCTTTCTCCGGTGCGGCGCGTTTGGCGCGCTCTATGCGCCAGACAAAAGAGATTGTTCACGCACAGCACTTCAACCGTGCTTTTGACGCGACCAATCCGGGCGGTGACGGCGTTGCTATGATTAGCGATGCTCACCCCGTTCTGGCCGGTACTCAGTCTAATAAGTTGACCGTTGCGGCTGACTTGTCTGAGGCGTCGATTGAACAAATGCTCATTCAGATGAAGGACATGCGCGATAGCCGTGGCTTGAAAATCCATTGCAACGCTTTGAAGCTGATTGTGGCAGATGCCAATATCTTCAACGCCGAGCGCATCATGAAAACGAACCTTCGTGTTGGTACGGATTTGAACGACATTAACGCGATTAAGTCTATGGGCTTGCTGCCGCAGGGCGTTATGCCGTGGACTTATCTGACTGACCCTGACGCATGGTTCTTGAAAACTGACGTTCCTGATGGCGTTAAGTCTTTCAATCGCCGGGCGCTCAAGTTCAAGCAGGACAACGACTTTGACACAGCCAATGCGAAAGCAAAGGCGACAGAGCGTTATGCTTGCGGCCACTCTGATTGGCGCGCCATTTATGGCTCCGAGGGCAGCTAGTTAACCACTGGCTTAAACAATGGGGGCGGCTCTTTGGGCCGCCTCTTTTATTACGGGAGATTGTTATGGACAGCACTTACAAACCGGGCGGGGCATATGTTATGTGTCAACGCACAGGCTTTAAGGTTCGGAAATCTGATACCGTGATTGAGCCGCGCACACGGCTGCGCGTTCACAAAGACGAAGTGGATGGATTGCACCCACTGGACCGCAAGCGCGGGTTTAAGGATAAGCAGGTTTTTCGCGGCAATGTATCAGAGCCGGCTGACAGGTTCCTTGGGACTAATGACGTTCAGGCGAGTGATTTATAATGGCTACGTCAGGCGTTGATATTTACACGGTGACGGCGGGTGAGGTTATTAAGGACGCACTTGTCCTGATTAACGTGGTCCCTGCTACGCAGGCCGTGACAGCAGCAGACAGCGCCGCCGCTATGCGCGCGCTTAACGCCCTTATGCAGACATGGACAATGGACGGGGTTTATCCATGGCGCAAACAATCAGGGCAGTTTACGCCGGTGCAGGGTCAGGCAGAATACAGCCTGCCGCAGCGCCCGCTTGAGATTATTGATATGCGCTGGGTTCAGAACGGCGGCACAGAGATTTCGCTTTTTGAAGTATCGCATGATGAGTATATAGAACAGCCGAATAAGTCGGCGCAGGGGCAGCCAAGCCTTTATTACGTGCGCCGCAATGTGACTGATACATCGGTCTATTTATGGCCCACGCCGTCCGTTGTGACCACGCAAACGGTGGCGATGAGTTATAACCGCAGAACGCAGATTGTAACGGACGCGAGCGAGGATATAGACCTTCCGCAAGAGTGGATTGAGTATGACCAAGCTAAGATGTTTGAGCGCGTAGGGGTTCAATCTATGTACCCTGATGACCAATACGGCGGTTCCTAATGATTTTGATGCCGGGTGCAAAAGCTTATGACCAGCGTTCTGATGGACTGCCGCCTATTGAATGCGAGAATTGGTACGCTGAGCGGACGCCAAAACAGACGGGTGTTGATTGGGTGGCGAGCGATATTCACAAGTGTACGCGGCTCTTTAGTCTTTTGTGTTGGCGGCAATGCTTTTGTGTATGACGGTACGGCGCTAACTGAGATTACAGACGTTGATTTGCCGACAGTTTCAAGAGGCGGCGCGGGGATTTCATCCGTAACCTCTATGGATGGGCGCATTATCTTTACAGAGGAAGGCACGGACCGTCTTTGGTGGTCAGGGATATTTAACCCGTCTGATATTGACGTTCTGGCTTTTGCCACGGCTGAGACATTTGAGGATAGATTGGTCCGCGCCATTGCAGACCACAGGGAGCTTTGGCTGTTCGGTCATAAGACGATTGAGATTTGGCGGCCTGTTGCTAATTCAGAGCAGCCCTTTCAGCGCATCGGTGATATGGTGATTGAAAAAGGGTGTTTGTCCAGGCTGACGATTGCCAAGTGTGACAATACGCTGTTCTGGGTCGGTCAGGACGCAATCGTTTATCGCGCCGAGGGCATTACGCCAAAGCGGATTTCAAATCACGGTATTGACCGCATTTTGTCCAAACTGACCGAGGCGGAGTTAACGCAGCTTCATGCATTCTCCTACACGGATGAAGGCCATGCTTTTTACATTTTGACCGTCCCCGGCGTTAAGACATTTTGCTATGACGCATCGACCGGCGAATGGCACACACGCAAATCAGAGGGCCGAGAGGATTGGGGCGTCACGGATTATTGCGAGGCGTTTTCATCGCACTTTGTTCTGGCAGATATGGGCGTCAACAGATTAAGCCGCGATGCGACAAGTAACGCAGGCTCTCAGATTAAGCGCACAGCGACATTTAATATTCCGACATACATTCCGCAGCCTGTAGAGCGCGTTGCCGCCTACGCATCATCCTTGGACGCTGCGCAGGCCGAATTAGACTTGGATATGAGCTTTGAGTTCACAGATGACGTTGGCCGCACATGGTCCACGCCTGAAACAGTGCCGATATACCAAAACGGGCAACATGCGCAGCGCGTGACGGTGTTCCGTCAGGGACAGATTGAAACGCCGGGCCGCACTTATCGTTTGTCTGTGATTAGCGATGCGGCTCGGGTTACGCTTGGGCCTGCTTATGTGAATGAGGCAGAGCACTAAATGGCGGCGATGAAGTCAGAACGGTTAATCCCGCCGGCGCGTCTTCCAATTCTGCGCAATGACGGCACGATTGATTCGACGTGGTATAAATTCTTTGAGCGCGTTAATCGTGAGATTGGCGGCGATGGCTTTAACCTGATTGACGGCAATGTTATAGATATTGTGGCTTTGAACAATGAGCTTACATCTCTTGCGGATGTAAGCAATCAGAACGCTAATGATATTACGGCTATTAACAGCCAGATTACGGCGATAAACTTGGCCTTAGTGGGAATTAACAATGAGTTGGTCGCGATTGCGGCGGCTCAGGGTGTTCAGGACGCGGCTATTACAGCGAATACGGCTCACCGTAACAACGCAGCGGTTCACGTTCCGGCGGGCGGCGCAGCGGGTGAGCAGCTAACGAAAACAAGTGCAACTGACGGCGATACGGCGTGGGCGGCATCGTAAGGCGCGCCACGGCGCAGGAT